AGAAGAAAGAACAAAGATTTTAAAGTTAAAATTAAACAGTAGCGAATATCGTTATTTTAGAACAGCATCAGGAAGAATGTAATGGCATTATCAACATATACAGAACTTAAATCATCAATAGCTAATTTCTTAAATAGATCAGATCTTTCAACTGAAATACAAGATGATTTCATTAAGCTTGTAGAAGCAGACATGAATGCTAAGTTAAGAATTAGACAAATGGAACAAAATGATGATGTTACTATTAATGCTGAAACAGTAACTGTACCAACAGGATTTATTGCTGTTAGATCATTTCATATATTATCAGCTGGTACTAAATATCATTTAGAATACATAACACCAGGAAACTTGTTTGAAATAAAAGGAGGTTCGACTTCAGGTATGCCAAGAACGTATACTATAGAGTCAGATAATGGAACTGAAAGTTTTAGATTTGCCCCACAACCTGATACGAGTTATACAGGTAAGCTTCAATATTATAAAGCTTTTACTGCTTTGTCTGATAGTAATGCCTCTAATTATATTTTATCTAGCCATCCTGCTATTTATTTATATGGCTCCTTATATCACGCTAGTAATTTTATCGGTGGCATCGACCCTAACCAAACGCAACAATGGCTAGGTATGTATTCAGCAGCTCTTGAGAGATGTGAGAATAACGATAGACAAGATTCATATGGATCTGCACCTGTTGTTCAAAGAACAGACGTAAGTACAGATTTATCATTCTATAGGAGAAAATAATGCAGATACCTTTTGGAGAGTGGCTACCTGATCAACCTAAACATTTGAATCCAGGTGCTAACGTAGCAACAAATGTATATTATGCATTAAATTCTTATAAAAGATTTCCTTCATTGGTAAGCTATAGTTCTAATAATATTGGAGCTGATGCTAGAGGTGGTGGATCATTTAGAGATAATGCTGGTAATGTATATAATTTTGTTGCAAAGAATACAGATATTTATCAGTTAGATGGTGGTACATTTACTTCTAGAAAAGGATCTTTAACAGGTACAAATACAGACTATTGGACATTTACTCAGTTTGGTAATTATGTGATAGCAAGTAATGGTGTTGATGCACCTCAATATTATTTAATGGGAACATCAACTAATTTTGCTAATCTTTCAGCAATAGCTACATCAGGTAGTGTTCCAACATTTAGAGTTTCAGGTGTAGTTAGAGATTTTTTAATAACAGGTAATCAACCTACAAATCAAAATAGAATACAATGGTCAGGTATCAATGACATTACTACTTGGTTAGCAGGAACTAAACAAGCTGATCAACAAGATCTACCAGGTTCAGGTGGTGAGATTGTACATATAACTTCAGGCGAATATGGATATGTCTTTAGACAAAATCAAATCATTCGTATGGACTATGTGGGTGGTGCAACAGTATTTAGATTATCAGTTATATCTCCTAATAGAGGAGCTGTTTATGGTAAGACTGTAGCACAAGATAATAGACGAGTTTTCTTCTATGCTGATGACGGATTTTTTGAAATACAAGGAGATAGTGTTATCTCAATAGGAGCTGAGAAAGTTAATAGATTTTTTGACCTTGATTTAAACAAGGCATTTGCTGATAGAATATGTGCAGCTGTAGACCCATTTAATCAATTAGTTATGTGGCTTTATCCATCAGCACAAAATACTAATAATACAACTGGTATTTGTGATAGAATTATCATATATAATTATGCTACTAAAAAGTGGTCTCTAGCAGAAGCTAATGCTAGTTTTATATTTAGCCAGTTTGTAGGAGCTTATACAGTAGAGCTTATGGATATTATCTCTCAAAACCTTGATAATATTAATGCAGCACTTGATACAGATTTTTGGTCAGGTGGACAAAGGTTTTTAGGAGCTATAAATAACTCTTACGAAGCTGCAATTTTCAGTGGAACTTCTAATGAATCTGAGATAGAGACTTCAGAAGTTGAGATATTTCCTGGTCATAGAGCTTCTATAACTGGTGTTAGACCAATAGTAGATGCTCAAGCAACTATAACTATTAAAACTAGAAATAGACTTGCAGATACAGAAACAGAATCTAGCTCAGCTACTATGACGGATAGTGGTATAAATCCTGTAAGACAATCAGGAAGATACTTTAGAGCCAATGTAAAAGTACCTAGTGGTACAATATTTAATCATGGTCAAGGTATTGATATAACTGCTGTCAAGTCAGGAATACGATGAAAGATTTTATATTAAATATAATAGAAAAATATTCTTCTAAGCTTAATGTATGGGCTTGGAATAAAAGATGGAATAAACGTGACAGACAAAACTGATATAGATAACGTAAGATATAGTTTTGAAACACAAGAGTTTTTTCAAAGACAAATTGAAGAAGCTATTAATACATTAATTAATGAAAAAAATATTGAGAACAATAAAGCATATGCTTGGTTTATAGGAGAGTAAATGGCAGGAGTTAAAGACTATAGTAGTACAGCTAGTAATAATACTTCAATAGGTGGAGTATCAGTTGCTGAAGGAATGCTACCTTCAAATATTAATAATGCGTTTAGAGCTGTAGCTGCTGATATTAGAGAATGGTTTAATGATTCACAATGGGTAGAATATGGTGATGGAGATGGTGCTTATACAGCAACATATGCTTCAAGCACATCTTTTACTATTTCAGGTGTTGATGTTACATCTATCTATCATGCAAATAGAAGAATTAAATTAACTGCTACAACACCAGGTACAATTTATGGAACAATATCTAGTTCTTCATTTTCTACAAACACAACAATAAATGTAACTTGGGATAGTGGATCTTTATCTAATGAAGCTATATCTAATGTTTACATTGCAATACTTTCTCAAACAAATGATTCAATACCTGAAGATTCTATTTCAGCAGATAAAATTAAATCTAATGCAGTTACTACAGCTAAAATTAATGCAGATGCAGTTACAAATGCAAAAATAGCAGATGATGCAATAGACTCTGAACATTATACAGATGGATCTATTGATACAGCTCACATTGCAGATTCACAAGTTACTACAGCTAAAATTGCAGACACAGCAGTTACTACAGCAAAGATTACTGATGCAAATGTTACACTTGCAAAACTTGCAACTGATTCAGTTAATTCATCAAAAATTGTAGATGGATCTATTGTTAATGCAGACATAAATGCAAGTGCTGCTATTGATGCTAGTAAAATAGCTGATGGATCTGTTTCAAGTACAGAGTTTCAATATATAGGTGGATTAACTTCAGATGCTCAAACTCAATTAGATGCTAAATTAGTAAAATCTAATAATTTATCTGATGTTACAAATGCTAGTACAGCAAGAACTAATTTAGGTTTAACTATAGGAACTGATGTTCAAGCCTATGATGCACAGTTAGCTGATGTTGCAGGATTAACTCCAACAGATAGTAATTTTATTGTAGGAAATGGATCTAATTTTACAACAGAATCAGGAGCTACTGCTAGAACTTCTTTAGGACTTGGAACGATTGCAACTCAAGATGCAAATAGCGTTACACTTACTGGTGGTTCTATAACAGGATTATCTACACCTTCCTCAAACTCTGATGCAGCAACAAAACAATATGTTGATAATTTATTAGCTGGTATTAGAACAAGAGAATCAGTTGCAGCTGGAACAACTGCAAATATAGATTTAACAGCAGATTTACAAAATGGTGATACACTTGACGGAGTTACTTTAGCAACTGATGACAATGTATTAGTTAAAAATCAAACAACAGCAGCAGAAAATGGTATTTATACTGTTGTTGCAAGTGGTACTGCTTCAAGAGCAACTGAGTTTGATACTTTTGATGAAATAGCAGGAGCTTTAATTTCTGTTCAAGAAGGTACTACTAATGGTGATAAATTATTTTTATGTACAGCTAACTTTGGTGGAACTTTAGGAGTAACAGACATTGACTATCAACAACAAAATGTAACTACGTTAGATTTAGTTCAAGACACAACTCCACAATTAGGTGGTAATTTAGATGTTAATGGAAGATCAATAGTTTCTGTTTCAGACGGAAATATTACATTAACTCCAAATGGAACAGGTAAAACAGTTATTAATTCAGGTCAGCTTGGTGGAAACTTAGATGTTTCTACAAATCAAATTGTATCAACAAGTAATAATAATGTTAAAGTTTATCCTGATGGTACAGGTGTATTAGAAGTTGGTGGTGATGGTTCATCTGAAGTAGGTAAGATACAATTAAACTGTGAACAAAATTCTCATGGTGTTAAGATTGCTTCACCACCACATAGTGCTGGTCAATCTTATACTTTAACTTTACCATCAAGTATTACCAATGATTATTATTTAAAAACAGATGGTTCAGGTAATTTATCTTTTGCGGCAGT